CTTCACGAGTCATTTTAATCTCAAAGGTCATAATGTAATTTGTTTTCGATATACCTATAATACATCAAAAAGGGGTCTGATCGACCCCTAGTGGACACTTATTTAAGTGTCTTGTATTTTCTTTTCCCATTCCAAATAGGATGATGATACATCAGGAGGTTCGGGGTCTTTATACCCATTTCGCTTCTTCCATTTATTATACATTGCCCCCATCAACCATGATTGAGAAAGACTCTTTGGTCCATCTCTCAATAGGTCTGCTTGTTTACCACTATGATATGGAAGAGACTCTTCTCTCCAATTAGAATCATCATAAAGTTTATTTGTCATAGGTAAAAGTCTTTCCTTTAATTTTTGTATCACCTTCTGGTGAAGTTCTACCTGGTCTCATCTTTCCTGCGGTAAATCTTTTAACAGGTTTACCTGCTGATTTGCCGAGTCCACCCTTTCTGGTTGCCGATACTGTACCAGTTTTTTTGGTTTGTGTCAACACTGCATCTTGTCCATACTTCTTGCCTAGTGCTTTTATTGCTTTCTTAAACTTTCTCTTACTCTTCTTACCAGAAGTAACTACATGACTACGTTCTTTAACCTTACTAGTTTTACCAGTCTTATCATCCGTCTCATCCCATCTTCCAGACACCTTAGTAGCACCAGGTAAACCCTTACCTTTTATATCACGATCTAACTGCTTTGCTCTTGCCTTATTTTCTTTAGAAGATTTGTCACCACGACTTCCTGAGATGATTGCCATCCCTCCTTTATCAGACTTGGATTTAATTCTACTTAGACTACTTTCGTCAAGAAATTCCTTAAAGGTCTTCATTATCGTTGACACTATTATAAGAGTATTTATTCTTCTTCGTCTTCTACATAGTCCAATTTAATCCCCTTAAGAGATAGAAGAACTATCTTGGTATTAGTTAATTCTTCACTATAGAAGATAACTGGTTCCTTTAGTGATGGATCTCCACTCATTCTTCCTCCTCCATCACAGTTTTATAATATGCTAATTTCCTCCGCAGAATCTTAACTTCCTTAAGAAGTTCTGCATTTTCTTCTTCTAAGATCTCTATGTGATCCTGGTAGATGATTACGCTCATGTGATTATTTAATCATTTAATGTTTGCTTAATGTGTTCTTCTTCCTCAATGGTACTTCTATTGTCCATGATGGACTTTCCAATTTAACCATATCAAATTCTTTTTTAAACTTCTTTCTTGCCTCCTCAAACGACTTGGCAGGTTCATCACCAGCAGTAGATCCATATTGAGGAATTTGAAATCCAAAAGACTGACACTCTTCTGAGTCACTAAGATCTATATTACATTCTTCTGCATAATCCCAAATAGCCTGATCCACTTGACTAAAAAGTGTATCAAAAGTCATTCTCCTTCTCAAATCATTTGCAATATTATCCACATGCTGATCATCTAACTCAACTCCACATGGTCTTGTTCTGACCAACTTATTAAGATCAATAACGATCTTACAATCATTGTAAATTGCCATAATTAATTAGATCCAATTTGGTTTTCTGGATGGGTCACGTAAATAATTAGATGAAGCCCAAGGTTTGCTGCTAATGTAATTTTTGTAAGCAGTAAAAGTGTCAATGCTTGTGTCATGTTTATATTCATCAGGCATTGCTCTGGTAAATGATGAGGGTGTTGTTGGTTGCTGAAGAGGAATAATATCCCTTGCTTCTAGTATAGTTTTCTCACAACTATGGACTTTACCATACCTATGCGTATACTCTTGACATAAAGCAATGCCATGAGCAAGCAACCACCAGGTGTTTATTATAGAATCATTTGCCCATATTGTACAGGGATGATTACGGAATGCACCTTTCTCTGTTTTGTATGGTTGACCATCAAGACGGTGCAATTCACCATATCCATGACCCCATTTGTCAGAGCAAACAATAGAAAGCATCTGACATGTTTCTAGTGGCATCTTGACTATATGTTTGTCAGGTAAACATCTAGCAGAGAAAATAGGTGATGGATCAGTTACAAAGATGTTCATGCTACAAGTGAGATAAATTCACTAAGAACTTTTTTATTGAGTTTCTTAGTTTTAAGAGATTTTACAAATGCTCTTTTGATTTGTGCTTTAGTTGCTGAATCATCAACATCAAACTCAGAATCTTGAGATAGTGCTGAAGAACTCATTCCAAAGTAAGCATCATACCCAGAGTTTTTGATATTAAAACTCTTTGATTTCTTCCAGTCACTCATGATTGTATCATACTCTTTACTTTTATCATACCCATAATGTGCATTATGGTAATAAAGTCTTACAAAACTTTTAGCATCTCTAGATTCTAAAACACGAATACCTATAAAGTTAGTTGTTGGGAATCTATCCTTTAAATTTCTAATAAGAGTATCAGTAAACTCATGATAACCCCACCCAAACTTATAAGTCTTACCTAACTTACGATCTCTGAGGAAACATCTTTCGCCATTACAACGCTGTGTTCCCATATAAAGTTCATCTTCCCAATTCCTTTTAACTTCATTATGAATACTTAGTTGATGTGCTTCACCATCAGTTAGTATAATACATTGAGTTTTTTCTACGTTATTATCTTTTTGGAATTTTGGTAAAATTTCATGAAGACATACAATAGATTCATTCAAAGGAGTTCCTGAAAGAGAAAGACGAGGTGGATAATGATAATGACGATGACCATAATTACGATTAAAACTTTGAGAAATTCTCCAGATGTTTATCATCTGTTGTTCTAATGTTTTTCCATTCACTTTACTAGTAAAAAGATTCAATAGATTAAATTCACCATCGATTGCAAGTTGATCTTGTTTTGGTTCATAATGACTCTGCTGATTCTTATTAGCATACTCACCAGCAGTATAATCATATTCTCTTCTATTCCATTCCTGAGTAAAAGCATAGACATCAAAAGGAATCTGCACTTTACGACAGAACCAAATCAAATTATAAAGTTGCTTAAGAGTATCTTGTAAAACATACTGCATAGAACCAGACCAGTCTAATACAAAAACCAATCCATGATTCTTACCATCAGGAATTACACTTATCTTTTTAAAAAGATCTTCATTATACTTGTATGTGTGAAGATGTGCTGTATCTAAAACACCAGTACGACTAGTAGTAGCACGAGCATATGCAGATGCTGCTTTCTTACACTCAAATTCTTTTACCAAATAACTAACTTCTTTCTGCGCTTCCTTTTTAAATTTTCTAAACTCTGTATCAGGACTATCAAATAAACTTTCTGGATAATAATCAGTTAAACGACCATGGTTTTCTATACATTGCTGTTTTGATTTAGCATACTCAACTTCACTAATATCCCAGTATTGTTGAATGTCAGCATGAACATCTTCATTAGAAGCAATCACACTATCTAAATTAACTTTAGGAATTTCAGTATATTGATTTTCTTGTCCACCAGTATTAACAAGATCTTTTAGTTTAGTATCTAAAGAATCTAGTGTATGTACATCTAAATCATCTATAGTAGAACCAGAATCAACCACCCGATCATTGCTAGGAGCACTATCGCTCCTATCTTCCATAGAAGGACTGCTATCAGAGTCAGAAACGGAAGACTCATTATCGCTATCGCCACTAGTGTCACTATTCCCAGAACCTTGACTATCGTGCTCAAAATCCAACTTAGCTTGTTCTGCTTGTTCCAGAAACTCTTTCTGTTTTTCTTGCTCCTGCTTGCAGTAATTATATAACGCTTTTGCTGCTGCGATGGTGTCAGTAAAGGTCTCGGCATTTTGTATTAGAGTGATAATCTCCTTCTCAGGAGTTGAAAAAGATAAATCAAGGAACGAACCAATCTTAAAGTATAGATTAGCACGATCAGCAAGATTAAAATTATCAATATCTTCATCTTCTAAATCAAAGAAATCCTGATCATGTAACTCATTATATCCGTTATAGAAACTTTTGGCAAGACCCATATACTTACGCTTCATCAATTTCTCAATTCTTGCATCTTCACATACGTTTAGAAAATTATGAGGAATTCCTTCTGGAGGATCTTCATTAGGTGTGAATAATGCATGTCCCACCTCATGTCCTACAAGCATATCATATACTGCATTACTTGCCTTCTCCCAAAGAGGAAGAATCAATACACGAGTTTGGACATTAAACTGTGCAGTCTCAACATGCTTATGCTCTACAACAATATCTTCAGTAGCAAGCAACTTTGCTAGTTGTGACTTGACTTCGTGCTGTACTGCCATCTTTGTTTTCGTTTTGTATATACACATAATACGACGAAACCCGCCTCGATGGACGGGTTTGTAGACACTTTATCAACTGTCTACGTCTTTCTCTAGCAGAACGCAGTGCTTGTGGTTTAAGTTTTCGTTTCGCATCCTTCTTGGAGTGATGCTGCCAATTGGGGATTTTCATCGGTCTCAAATTGATCCATAATATTTATTGTAGAACACCATCCCAATTCATTCAACTTAGTTGTGTCAGCACATAAAGTGTCTGGTTCACCTGGTGTATCCTCCCTAATAGGTAGATCCCTTCCCATTGCCTTTGCCAAATCCAATACAGAAGTTTCTTGTCCTGTACCTACATCAACATACCCTGTAAGGTTACTAACCATTAAATGGGCAATAGCACTAGTTACATCACTAACATGTACCCAGTCTCTCCTATGCCTTGTAATATACTTTGCAGTATTCTCCTTAAGCATTCTGTATAACATGTCACTTCTACTATCTTCTTCTGCCCATACATTAAAGAAACGCATTCCTACACTATTAGGAGGAGCTTGTACTTCATTTACCTTTTTAGTAATAGCATAAGGATTCATCCACCAACCATATGCTCCTGCAGAACTAGCATATAAAAGTCTAACATCATTCTTTCTACAATAATCAAAGATAGGTTTTGACTTTTCTACATTATTCTCCCAGAACTTATC